GTTGGTTTTAGTCCTTTAGGCATATTACTACGCTACCCACGTAGGCTTATGTACTCATCGGCCAATCTTTCTATCCGAAGGCCACGTTGGGCTAGCATATGTCTATATACCTAACCAAGTGTGGACTTGAACATCTATGTTAGGTGGGTGGGTTTAGTAGGGAACTTGTTTCCCGTCACTAGCTTCTTCTGGCAAAATATTTATTAACAGTTAGTTAATGTGCGATTACATGTCAAATACGGTGTTTTCCGTGGCCTTAGACGCTTTGCATATGGCAAAGTTAGAAGAAATAATGAAGAAATACCCAAATAAATCTAGAAATGCTGTAATAAAAGAGGTAATTGATATAGTACATAGTGGTAAATTAGATGATTTATTACAGGTAGAAAGAGATTTACACATGTATTATGATTTATACATGAAGCTATTGGAGGCTAAAAAATGAATAAGAAAGATGTATTATTCTCAATGTTAGCAGATATTGAACAACAATTAGAAAATATCGTCAATAACATCCATTGGATGTATGAACAAATAGATGATGGAATGATTTGGAAGGAGTTTGAGAAAGAATGAAACAAGAAACTAAATTAATGGAGATGAAACATTACAGAACTAATATAACAGCTTCTCCATTTAGTATGCCAGTAGTACAACACATCATTAAATCGACCCTGAAGAAAATAAAAGGCAATCATAATGTTAGAATTATTGACCCATTTGCTAGATATCATAGACAGCCTGGCTGCGTTACAATTTCAAATGACTTAAATCCTGAAATCCCTGCAGATTATCATTTGGAAATGAATGATTTTGGCGAACTGATCGCTGAGAAAATAGATCGTGGCGAAATAGAACCGTGCGATCTAATTTTTCATGACCCTCCATATTCATTAAGACAATTAAAAGAGCATTATGATGACATTGGCCATGACTTAAAATTGTGGCAAACCAACAATATGTGGGGCAGAGGCCTGGACGCATTAGCAAAATGTGTAAAGCTTGGTGGATATGCTATATCTGCAGGGTGGCATTCTCATGGTTATGGTAAAAAGAGGGGGTTCCAAAAGGTTGCAGTATATATTATTGAGCAAGTTGCGTCTCCTGACCGCTATGATTTAATAATAACAGTCGAGAGAAAAGTGCAATCAAGATTAATTCTGTAAACTACATTTTACGTCTTAGTTTATGTGCAAGCTTCATAACATCAGCCTGGGATTTGCCTTTTTTCAAAGAACCGTTTTTATTTCTTAATTTATCATTGGCCATTCGTAAAGCTTTAGATTGTTTTTTATCGTTTTTAGTTTTCTTTCTAGTTTTCTTTTCATCACGTAATGCTAAACTAGCGCCTTCTGATTCTTTTTCAGAATCTAACAATCGTCTAATTGCTAAATATTCATCAACGGTTAACATCATGTTACGTTCCAAATTACCACCGCCTTAGTTAGCAGATAGTAATTCAGATTGTGTTAATGCTGCAAATACTTCTGCATCTGCTTTTGCTCTATATCCGTAAACTTTGCCTGTTGCATTTTTGACAGCAGTATTGTTTGCACCTTCTATTTGTACAAAGAAATCATTTGTAGCAATAATGCCAAGATATTCCATATTAGTTGGCGGTGTTTCCATAGAACCTGAAACGTAAGCTACTGGGGGAGTTGTAGCATTACCGCTTCTAAATTGTACTGATTTTACTGCCATAACATTTGAGTCGCTTAATCTTCCTAAATCTGTTCTTGATGTACTAGACAATGATGCTGAAACAATAGTGTTAGTCCCAATCAATGCTTCAGGGGCACTAGTATCAATATCAATAGCTTGTACAACAAAAACTTCCAAATCTAACGGGTTTAGTTGTAAGTCTACCTGGGCTTGTGTAAATGTGTTGGCTGCTGATTCCGAAGCACGGAACCCAATAGTAATTAATTGGCTTGTTGGTTTTAGTCCTTTAGGCATATTACTACGCTACCCACGTAGGCTTATGTACTCATCGGCCAATCTTTCTATCCGAAGGCCACGTTGGGCTAGCATATGTCTATATACCTAACCAAGTGTGGACTTGAACATCTATGTTAGG